GTATATAATCAAAAAGTCCTTATTTTTCAAGGATTTCAAGCTTTTGGATATGGAGCTGGGAGTTCCATATTTTCTTTTTTGTATAAACATACTAAAATAGATTAATAATAACTGTAGGAGTAATTTTATGTATGTTTTTGTAATTAAGCTTTTGCGAAGAAGCAAAAATATAACTTTATATAAATTAAGTCAGGTCACGGGAATTTCGAGAACTTATTTAAGAGAACTGGAAAACAATAATGTATTTAATCCAACAATGCAGATTCTTAATAAAATTGCAAATGCTTTAGATGTTACAATAAAAGACTTATTTTATTATGATAATGACGTGAATAAATTGAAAGAAGAAATGTACCACAGAATTGAAGTTTTTGGATTGGATAGTGAAGAAGTGTACAAAATATCACAGATTATTGATTTATTGCTAAATGTTGAAGGGACTTTTAAGTAATATAAAAAGACTATTGCTAGTCTTTTAATATATAATCATCTGCTATTTTTGAAATACATTTTTTACAATTTTCATTACTATTATAATTTCTACCTAAATCGTAATTTTGAGTTGTTACATTAAAAGCATTTATTCCTAAATGGTACAAATCTATTAAATATAAATCTATATATCCATCTTCTCTTACATGAACAAATAATCTTATACCTTTATATCTCTTTTCTTTATTTTTTAAGTGTTTAGCTGGAATTAACTCACTAATTCGAGGTAAACTTTCTATATCTTTTATATTATTTGTAAACATGATAATTTTTTTTAGTCTTTTAGCTTGAGCTGATATGTCACTATAATTACTTTCGTCTAAAACGAAGTCATTGAGTATATTGTAATTATTATAATATAATTTGTCAAACAATTCCTTTAATATTTGATATACGTTACCATTATAGCTTCTTATAAAATTTGTGAATTTCTCTTCTGGCATTCTTACAGAATGTAAATTTCCATTAAAAATAAACTTTTTAAAGCGAAAAGGAGATGTAGTAATAATTCTTGTTCCTTTTCTAGTTATTTTATTTATTTCATGCTCAAATAAATTTTGTTTATTTCTCGATTCTATATTATTCAATCTACTTTGCAAAGTATTCATTTATAATTTCCTCTTTTGGTATTTCTCTATTATGCTTTTCATCTGTATCTATATAATTTCTTCTCCAACATTCATCTTCATGAGAAAGTCTAACCAAACTAAAATCATCTATTTCAAATAATTGATATAATAAATTATCAACAAACTCTTTTTTTATAAGATCATTTTCTAAATAATTATCATCTTTTTCTGTTTCTAAAGTATTTAATTTCTCAGCCATAAACACATTTGGTAATACCGGTCCATACGTCCACGCCTCTATTCTATCGTTAAAAAGAAGTTCAGAATAATTTGAATAATCCACTTCCACACTATCTTTGTTTTCTTTATTTTTCTTTATATACTGTCCCCAATATGCAAATAAAAAATATAAAGATTTTTGTAATTTTATTGGTGATATTTCTCTTTTGTTTATATTCTTATCATATTCTAAATATTTTCTTTTAATGTATGAAGCTAATTTTATTGCTTCTGAAGTTTTTTGATCAAAATCTTTTATCTCCATCATAAAAATTCCCCCATCTTTTATATACATATTATAAAAAAATAAAACTGTCAATAAATTTAACAATATTGTAATCTGAATATAACACAATTGTAATAATGTTATATTCAGATTATACATTATGTATACGTTTTTGTCAATACGTACAAACATTTTTTTGTTTTTATTATTATATTCAATTTCATTAAAAATATTTATAAATGTCGAAAAATAAGCAAAAAATCGACGCGTCACAATCGTTTTTAAGCCTTTTTTATTTTGAATTAGACTAATTATATTGCTGCAAAATGGCAAAAAAAATAACTAGACAACTTAATGTCTAGCCTTTTTCTATATTATCCCCCTATTAATCTATTAACTGTATTTATTCCTACAATTCCATCAACATCTATGTCACAATTTGATTGGAACTCCTTTACTTTTTTCTCGCTTTCGTCTCCATATCTGCCGTCTACTCCAAATTCATTTAAACTATATCCTTTTGCGATTAGTCTTTCTTGAACCCATTTTGCAAATTCTCCTACAGTAAAGTTTCTTACCATATTGTTGTTTACTGCTTTTGTTGTTAATGGTCCTATTATTCCATCTATTTCTAGTCCACAATTGTAATCTTGATTTAGCGCTCTTTGTAAAGATTTTACTATTTCTTCTTTTGAATTATTTGGAGAACCAACTTTGCCACTCCTTATTTCGTCCATTGGGAAATTATTCCCTGGACATTCTGAGTTGTCTATATCTCTATGCCCTACTACTTTAGATATATTATACTTTTCTTTTAAATATGCAATTAATTCTTGTCCTGCTTTTAATTGAGCTTGTCCCATTTTTTCTTTTGAGAAATTTCCCTCAAAACAGATACCTATTGAATTGTAGTTTGCTCCTACCGCATGTGCACCTACTGTATTCTCTGGACGTCCTCTATATATAGAACCATCTTTTCTAATATAAAAATGATACCCAATTCCTGCCCAACCTTTTGTATTTTTATGATAATTATGTATTACTTCTACACTTTGTAAAACAGTTACTCCACTATGGTGGCATACAATTTGTTCTGTTGTATTTCTTATGTCCATTGTACCAAACTTAAAATTATTTTCTATTATCTCCATTATTTTCCCTCCCTATTTATAGTTTTTACAGCCTTTTGTCCTAATAGATATGTAGATATAACTCCGTTTATTACTGCTATAACTCCTGTTATCTGTGCGCAATATGGTATTGTTATACCTTCAACTGCATTGATACCTAAAAGCAATGCACTTATTATTGTTAATGCGTTTAATACATACTTAGATATTTTTTTTACCTTTTCCATTTATCTTTCCCTCCTTTCATTTTCTAAAATTGATATTCTTGTTTCGTGATTATTAAGCTGATTATGTATCTTATTTCTATCTTCTTGGCCTTTATGCATTTGGTCCGATAGAACCTGAATTGTAACATTTAATTTTGTTATTGTATTGTTTAGTTTTACAATTACCGTAAATATCGGAATCATAGTTGTAATAAAACCTAGAAATAACATTATTATATTATCTTGCATCTTCTCACCTCCTACTCATAAATGGCAGTTATACTCCAATTACTTCCCTTAAAACAAACTTTGAATTATTAAGATTATGATGTACGCCTCCATTGTTCGCATTACCTTGAATAGTAGTGTCTTTTATGTACAAATATTTTCTTGCATCGTTAGCAGGGTCAAAGTCTACTAAAGAGAAATACATACCTTTACCGTTGTATAACGATACAAATTGTTTTGGAACAAAAAAGCAATGAAAATTATACGGTTTAGCCCCGCTATCATAAGCACTAAAAATTAGTACAATACCACTTGTTTGTTGAGAGATTGGTTCGGATAAAGTTATTGTGTGGTCTGCTGTCATATATTGAATCCCACTCCATAAAACTTTTTGAATGATTTTATCTTGCTTACCATTTATCCAATCTATAACGTTCTTCTTGTCTAGTTGTAATGGTCCTCCTAAATTTTCATCATATATTCCCCCAACGCTAATTCCTTTATTCTTTAGTGCTGAAAGTAGCACTTTTCCACTATTAAGAGATACTGGTTCTGTGTCTGAACTCAATTCATCTTTAACTTGAACTTCTATATCATACTCTGTACCTAGAGTGAAAGTTTGTCCTGTAATTTCTTTTGAGTCACAGCTAAATATGCCGTTTTCAGTGTTTATTGTAACCAATTGCTTTATTTCAACCCAACTGCCAAATTCGGTCTCTGTCTTGCTCTTTTTTCGAAATTGAATGCTTTTGACTGTATTTGTTTTGGCTCCAAAATTAATATTTGCATATTTGCCAGATAAACTTATTAAGACTGTTTCACCTACACCTTCTTTTCTTTCAATCTTAACGCTTTGTAAAACAGTTTCGGAATATTCAACAATATCTAGTGCTTTTGTTTTGTCTTTTTGATTTCCTCTGCTATCAACGGCAAAAACTGTTACTGTATTGTCATCCATATTATTTATAGATTTTGAAATGTCCGATGTTGAATAATCTAATTTTTCGATTTTGTTGCCAACCACAATATTGTAATATTTAGGTGTAGCACTGTTCTTGGTAGTCATCTTATTTGCACTTGTTATTGTTACCTTTAAATTACTATACTTTCGTATGTACTTTTGATTATTCCCAGTTAAAGTTTTAGTCACTGTGTTTGTATCTTCACAATCAAAATTATTAAATACTGGGTCGCTATTTACTACATAGCCTGTAAAATTAACTGCACTTGTTCCTATTCTAGTACCACCACTATAAGTTGTAAGTTCCACTGTACCATTAGCCTGATTTTGATTTGGAATTTTAGCAAATAATTCATTTGTATTCCAACTATATAAAGCATCTATCCCTGTTTGTGTTCTAACTGTTTGTCCATTGAATTTGATAACTGCTGTATGCGTGAAACTAGCACTTTTTCGGTTAGTATATATTGTTATAGTTTCGCCAATATTGAAATTCTTTTTACTTAAACTTACTTCGGAAGTTCTAGGAATTGTCGTTAATTTTTTTGATGTTGACCCAGTTATTGTTCCTGCTGATATACCTGTTTGAAACGAGAAACTAGCATAAACGGTTTTCTCTCCTTGATTATTGTGTGTTACATCTAATGTTTTCTCAAAAATTGTTGTAGTTGAATTTTGAGGTATATTATGACTAAAATCGTATGTTGTTCCGTCTATTGTGCAAGTACCTGGTTTAGAATATCCATTATACGAGCCTCCTGTCGTTGTTACTTGTACTCTAACAGTTATATTACTTTTATTGTTTGCTATATTCTGTGAGTTTTGTGTTATTGATATATTACTTGATACTGCCATATGCTCTCCTTTCTAATAAAGTAACAGCATATTCTTTGAATTAATTTGTTGAGTTTTCAAGAAATAGTTTCCTATTTCTATACTCTCTGTAGCTTGTATTTTGTAGAAATATGCTAAATCTTTATTAATTTGGAATATATTTATTCCTTTATATGTTGCTAGGATTTCGTCCTCATCTATAAACATAGTGTTTTGATTTGCTTGAATCCAAAAGCCCTTTTCGTCCATTTTATAATTCTTGCCATAAACTTCCCCAGGAAATTGAGTCCATTGAGTACACATAGTGTTATATTCAAGCTTTAAATCAGCAATTTCGACGAATCCTTTAATTGGCACTATGTAATCAAATAGCTCAACCCCTAAACTTGCACCAGTCGGCAATAAACTACTTGGAATATCGAGTATTTCCCACTCTACAAAGGTGGTATCATTGTATTTTGCTCTCTTAACTAGATTTGTTGTTTTATTATTCCAATATAACCCTTTGTAAGGTGTAGGCTCTACATTTCCTGTATAAACTGCGAATGCAGGATAAAATGTTAATGCCACATAGCAACTCTTAATTTCTGCTGTATCATATATTATTGGTGTTTGATAGTAGAACCCATAGAAATATCTATAAGTCCAAACTTCTCTTGAACTCTCATTATATAATGACATTTTTGTATCTAATATTTCCCACTGTGATGTTTGCGAGTTATATTTTTTAGGTAAGTATATCGTTGTATCTAACCAATTCTTGGTTGTATCTGTAGGTGCTGTGTTACTTACAACTACAGGAATAAAATCTGATTTCTTAGGTATTTCTATTATTTGTTCTATTTTAGTTAAATCTTTTAAATCATCTGGTGTCAGTATAATACCAGGCTCATACAACGAATACGGTTTTTCTACTTCTGTAAAATCTGCCTCGTTAAGGAACATTAGTCCTACGCAGACATTTCCTTGTACTATACTGTTTTTTATAAAGTATGATATTGCCATTTTGTTTTCATTTTGATTTAATGTAATAGGTTCTGTGATATTGAATATATGTGATACTGTATAGTCTTGTCTTCCATCAAGCTTAATAACTCGTCCACTCAGTGTATTTTCATTAGCATTTTTGCCGTTTGCCCAATATTCGTTAGAAGTTGTATAAGCAAAGTAGTTTTGAGCACTTAACAATGATTTTCTTGAGAGTTCTGATACTTGCCAACCACTACTGTTATACACATACATTTGATTTTCTATGTAACTTCCACTATTGGCAGTACAATACCAGTATGCTCCTTCAGTAGGATTGTCAAGTGGTGTATCTGACTCTTGATATGGATATTTAGCGTGTGCTAACCAAAAATTATTATCATTAATCATTGCACTATTTCTGATTAGATTGTTTCCGCCTACTCTTTTAGTCGCAAATTTTAAACTTTGATTGGCTAGCTCCAATGTTGCAAGCTTTTCTTGTGTTTGTTCGTTTATTGCTTTGACTGACTCTTTGATTGAGTCTGCTGTTTGACTTATTTGTGAGTCTGTTTCAATTTTTGTGTAGTGATTTTCTTTAACGTTTCGTTTGGTTTCATAAATATCACTTAATCCATTATCTCTAACATATGTGATTTTAGCATTTGCTGTACTTGTTATATTATTAATACCTTTAAATAATGTAAAATGCCTTAATTTCTCCCACGCTTCTTGCTGTGTTTCTGTGTAAGGTACTATTTCTTCTTCAGCTGGCTCGTATTCTACAATTACTGGTGTGCCATTTGCGTATTGAGTTGCTAACCAAGTTTTAAACTTAGTTATTCTCTGAGCTTTAGTATCACTCGAAATAATTCCTGTTACAGTCTTATTCATCGTTATACAAAAAACTATTGTTGCCCAGAACCCTTGTCTACTTCGTGAACCTTTTTTAAAGTGACTACAAATTACACTGTTTATATTTTCTGTTGTTATACCTACTGTTCTCGTATAAAAATAATCTGTGCTAGTCTCTGATTGCGTGTCCATGTACCAAGCCCTATTATCACTTCCATCCAGCACAATTTGTTTTCTCTTATGATGTGTTCCGTCATCAGCTAGATAACTACCTTTATATAGCTTTTGCCCTTCTGATAGTGGGAAGTACTCTGCTTGTTCTTGATATGGAATGTATGGAGCTTGTGAACCTTTATTTAGCATTACATTAAATTCAAAATTATTAAAAGTACAACCAACATTATACTCAACAGATATTCTGCAAATGCTTTCTTCTTCTAATGTAAATGTTTTACTTGTTTCATTTTTCAATTGTATCTTCGCTTTAGTCTTTTTAGGATTTGTATTTCCTGCAACCAATGCTAGCGAACCTTCCGTACAACTTCCTTTTACGTTATGGATACTTAAAGTGTATGTTCCTGCTTTTAATTTTATATATTCGATACTAGTATCATATGCTGAATAATTTGCCGTCCAATTACCTATTATAGAAAACGCATTAGAACCTGCAGCCGCTTCCCCCATTGTTCCATTAAGTTTTACTAATCCATTTGTTATTGAACGTTCTACATTGTTAACTGTTGCCGAATATTCTCTGGCTTTAATTAAATTTTCTCCTATGTCTAAGAAACCTAAAGAATTATATGGCACATACGGTTTATATTCTTCACCTTTTGTAATTTGTGGATATATTGTTACATTGTCTAATACAGCATCTTTATATACTCTAATATACATACCAGCTTTTGTTTCTTCTACTGTTTCTATCAAAGAAGAGGTATATGTCGTAGCATTATTTTTTAAATAAAATACCTGCGTTATATATTTTCCGCTCTCATAACTTGATAACATTCTGTATTTTGAATTTGCTTTCAACAATACTGTCCTTGTATTCGTAGTAGTATTTACGTTAATTGGGTAATTTACTTCTGCTGTTGCAGTTCCATTCATTGTTATTGAACCGTCTTTGTTTTTTGTAAACGTTACTCCATTTATTGTTCTTGTTGTATTCAAAGAAGGGCAAATATTTTCTCCCTCCAAATTCTCTATTTTGCTTAGATAATCTGTGCTGGGGCTTGCTCCGTATTGTTCATATGTGTCATCAGCTATTGTTGCTTCTCGTAACATTGGTTTAAATAATAAATTATTTATCGTTAAGCCTTTCTGAATAAATATAGCTATTTGAACGCTTGTTGTAGCATCTATTGTAAATTCTCCACTGCCATTGCCAATATCTATAGAACCTAAAATACTATAACTACCTGTCTCTTGGATAGCTAATCTATAAGTATTACTAGCACCACCACTCGGACAGCCGTTCAGAATATATGTTCCTGGGCTTAAATCATATCTATTGATAACCAAACTGCTGTTAGCAGAGGTATCATTTGTACCATCTACTAAAACTGTTCCATCGCTATTCACAGTAAATGTTATTCCGTTTGATATTTTTGTCGTCGCAGTATTATCAAGTAAGTTCTTCCCACTCCTCGTTGCCTGTTGGCTCTCGCCCTCTAGCATTATATCTATTAATGGTTCCGCAGATGCATCATCTATATATATGTTCTTTCCTTCTGCTGTACCTTCTATTTTTGTTATGTTCTCTACTGATTGCTCTACTGATGATACTTTACTGGTTATTTTTCCTTGTTCTAATTCAATTTTGGATATCGATGAATTTGTTTCAGTTATAAAATTTGCCAAACTTTCTATTCTATCAACAGCCATTGTTCCTGTCGTTATAAAATCAGCATTTATTTTTCCATCCATTGTTATTGCTGTTTCAAATGGTCCTTCATATCCTTTTGAACTGAATCCTATACCGCCTAGTCCAAATCTCCATACATTTTTTGCTTTCTCTTTTGGCAATTGATCAAGTATTAAAATTTCATTATCATCTATATAAACATATCCATTTTTATTTAGAGAATTAATCAAATTTGTTTGTTCTTTTATAGTTATCTCTTGTTTTGATACTGTTTGTTTAATTGTTTCAATAGTATTTTTTATATTATTAAATTTTGTTTTGACATCTCTTGTGTAATTTCCAAAAGTCAATGACTTCACTTTTTCAGAAATCAAATCATATTCATACTCTAAAACCTCTGTAAAAATGTTTACAAAAGGATGTAAAACTTTTATTGTGTCCCCTATCTCTAAATCATTATTTACATTTGAGTTTACTGTGTAACTAACTTTAGGAACACAATTTTCTTCTAAATATTTGCTTGCATTGTTTCTTAACTCTACTAATAGATTAGTTTCTGTTTGTTCCTCTGTTTTTAAATCCGTTTGAAAATCTACTATTTTTGTATATGGTATTTCGTATTGAGTTTCACTTTCTAAATATTCTTCAGGCAATAAAAGTCCATCATATCCAACTGGTAAAATTTTTGTGCACACATTAGACCAGTCCTCAAAGATCTCGAATCCCTGCATATTTTTTCCGTAAACAATAGTTTCGCCATTATCTTTTCCTATGCTTTGTTTAAAACTAATATCCCAGTTGTCTGCTTCAAATACTCCTCCCCATCGTTCTTCAAACACTTGCCAAGATTCTAATAAAGTCTTCCTTATGAAATATGCTGTACTTACGTTTTCAACATTTGAGTCAATAGAAAAAGGACTGGTTTTATCAGTCCTTTCATTAACATATTTTAACCCATTCTGGCCATTTAAATTAGTTGGTCTTACATCTAAAAGTACATATCTTCTACTATCAAACATTACATGTTCAGCTGTGAATTTTATTTTTCTATTCGTATATGCTATGCTATCATTTATTCTAAATGCTTGTGGTTTTAATTTAGACTTTGTTTTTACTACACATAGCTTATCGGCTTCTATATACTCTTTATATTTAATTGGAATTTCTACTTCAATATACCATCCATTTAAAGACTTTTTCTTAATTTCGTGACAATGCAAAGGATTAATAATAATGTTTCCTGCTGTTTTAAAATCTGTATCAGTTGCATTAAATATTTTAATCATAGCCATCTGTCCTTTCTTTTTATTTTGACAGTAGCTGAGCCACTATGTATTACAATTGCATTGTTTCCTACTTCTAATTTTGGATATTTGTATCCTATTTCAAGATTTCTGCTTCTATTAAGTCCTTCATATACAACTGTTTTATCTTCACAATCTATTTCTACATAAGTATCATTTTCGCTAAACGTATATTTAAACCTAACACCACCTAAAGTTAATTCAATACTATCACTTGAACCTTTTTCAATTCTTATTATAGGTCTGCTTGTTTTATTTCCTTCGTTTTGAACATTATTTGTAACTACTATATAATTATCATCAGCTTTCTCCCAAAATGGAGCTCTAATAAAGTTAGTATCAATAATTTTGATTCCTGCAGTCCTTTTTGCTTCTAATTCCGCATAAAATCTTGCTTTCGTTTTTCTTCCTTTATATTCTAACTCTCCCTCACCATCTAGCCACGCAAGGATATCATCAAGTTTGTTAGGATTCAAACATTGCACATAAATAGGTCTTTCAATATAAGAATAACCTAATTCATCAAAAATAGCATCATCTCTTCCTTCTATTTCTGTAACTTCATATTTCTGTGAAGCTTTAGCCAAGAAATGTTCTTCTTCTTCAATTACAACTTGCATATCTGTATTTGATATTCCTTTAAATTTAAACATTATAGCACCTCGTATAATTCATTTTTTACTATCCTTGCAAAACCATCTTCATCTAATGTTAATTTACAAGAATTTAATGCTTTAATAAAAGCAGAATACAATATATTAAATAATTTATTATAGTCTATATTCGCACTAAGATCTTCAGTACGTTTGAATTTAAGATTAACATCAGAATTAATTGAATCCAAAGAATCCAATACATGCTCTGCTACTTTATCCGTTTGCTTGTATAAATTACTTTCTTCTGTTTCTATTCCTTTTTCCATTCCGCTTCATCACATTTTTAAATATTGCTCTTGTTTTCCTTGACGGAGAATGAATATCAAAAGCTTTTCTTAATCGGTTCAATATTCCATCTGCAATTCCTTTCGCTTTTGTAAATAAAGAAGGCTCGCTTTTTTCCATTTCTTCGAGCATCGGTTTCATTGCATTTTTCATTGCATCTTTTGTGCCTTTTGGCATAACACTATAACTTTTCATTATAGTCTCAACCATTTTTTGATTTTCTTTAGATATATCCCCACCATACATTTCTGTATTCGACAACATGGCAAGCCAAACTCCTAGTTGTTCTGCCTCACTTTTAGACATATTTTTATACATTTTTTCCCAGATTCTTTTTTCTTCGTCTGTATGCCTATAATTTTCAGCTTGTATAGCCTTGTTTTTATTATATGTATTCAAAAGCTTATTATTCTGTATGCTATTTATTGTCTCATTATGTCTATTCTCCTCTTGCTCTTGTTCCCAGTTATAATGTTTTATATGTTCTGCGAAATCACCATCTTGGTTTGCTCTTTCAGCATATCCTTTTGTATATGTTTCTAATACTTCTGCTACTTCTGCATTTGCTACATCTATTTTTGCTTGTTTTTGTGCCATTATATTATTATATTCAGTAGCATAAGCCTCATTTTGCATTGTTGCTTGTTCTCCATATCTTTGATTTAATAAAGCAACTTCTTCTATTGTTCCTTGCTCTATAAGTTGTTTTGTTTGTTCTGACTGTTTTTGTGCTGTTGCAATCCATTCTTGTGATTGTACTTTGTACTCATCTAAACTGCCTTGAAAAGTTTCTGCATTTGTTACTGCTTGTTGAGTTATAGCTCCTGCAATTTGTTGTTGAATTTGTATCTCTCTGTCCTTTAGTTCTTTCAATTTTTTAAAATATTCATCTAATTGAGTTATTTCTTCTTGTGTATACCCTCTACGTTCATCTGATGCAGTTTTGCAAATATCAGTTATTCCTTTTTGCACTTCATCCATTTGCGTTTGTAATTTTTGTTGTTCTTCATTAGTTGCAAACATCGTTGTATTAAAACTGTCTAAATATCCCTCCGCACTCTTTAAACCATTATAAAAATCTGATACCCCTTCGCTCATATTTTCGAAAGCTTCCTTAGTTTTCTTTTGACTTTCATTAACAGCAATAGCAATTCCCGCAACAGCTAGTCCTATTGCTGTACATGCTAATCCCACTGGGCTCGTTACTACAGTAAACACTTTTGCCAACCCATTAACTGCTTCAGATGTAGATGTTATTTTGCCTCTTGCTACTCCTATTGCTTGAGTAAAAGTTCCTATTCCTTTTATTGTTCCACCTATTGCTGATGTTACTTTTCCAATTATCGTAACTAACGGTCCTATTGCTGCAACAATAAGTCCTATTTTTACTATCATATTCACTTGCTTATCTGACAATGTACTAAACCTATCAATCCATTTTCCAAGTCCTTCTATTACTTTTTCAATACTTGGCATTAGCTTGTTTCCGAGAGTAATAGCCATATCTTTTAATTTGTTGATTGCTATTTTTATTTTGCTTTTTAGAGTATCATATCTTTTATTTGCTTCATTTGTTAATGCTGTATTATTCTTCCATGCCTGTGTTCCTGTATTTATTGCATCATTAAACAGTGTCCCAGCATTTGCTGCACGCAACAAAGAATCTCTTAATCTAACTTCAGTTAGCCCCATTTCAGAAAGCATTGTAATTGCGCTTTCGCCTTTGTTTTTAGCATCTCCTAAGCCTTTAATGAACTCTGATAATGCACCTGCAGCATCTTCTTTCCATGCTTTTTTAAATTGCTCCGTTGTCATTCCTGAAACTTTTGCAAAGTCTTCAAGATTTGTTCCTGCTGTTATCAATTGTTTTAATTCTGTACTTGTCATCCCAATACTTTGTGACAATTCTTTAAAGCCCATCGAATCATTTGCAGACATCAATTCTAATTCTCTTAATGTCATTCCTGTCTTTTTTAGTACTGTGTCTAACTTTTTGCCACCTTGTTCAACAGCGTTTTGCATTTTTACCATTGCCTTAGAAATTGCTGAACCACCCATTTCTGCTTCTATTCCAACTGAACTCAATGCTGTTGCCAATCCTAAAATTTCCGCTTCTGAAAAACCAACTTGTTTTCCTGCACCTGCTAGCCTCATTGCCATACTTACAATATCCGCTTCTGTTGTTGCATATTTGTTGCCTAAATCAACAATTGTTGATCCTAATTTATCAAAGTCTTTTTGTGACATTTGAGTTATATTTGCAAATTTTGCAAGCTGTGAAGCAGCTTCATCAGCAGTAAGATTTGTGGAATTTCCTAGATCTATCATTGCTTTTGAAAAATCTAATATGTTTTCTGTCTTTATTCCTAACTGTCCTGCCGCTTCTGCTACTGCTGATATCTCTGTTGTAGAAGAAGGTATTTCTTTTGCCATGTCCCTAATGCCCTGTTTTAACTCTTCCATCTGTTCTTTCGTTCCATCAACTGTCTTTTCTACTCCTGCAAAAGCATCTTCAAAATCTATCGCACTCTTTGCACTTAAAGTTAAGGCCGATATACTTGCAGCAGAAAACGCAGACAACTTCTTGCCTGCGTCTTCTATTTTCTTTCCCGATTTTTCAACTTTCTCTCCCCATTCTTCAAGTTTTTTACCTGTATTTGCAAGTTGCGTTTGAACATCTTTTAATTTACTCTCATAATTTTTTAGTTTAATTTCTGCATTAGTTAATTCATTTTGTTTCTTTTTTATAGCTGTTGTATTTTTATTTTCTGCATTTTCTAAATCAGCTAATTGCATTTTTAAAACATTTACTTTATCTGACTGAATCTCATAAGCATTTGTTAAATATTCTTGTTGTGCTTTTAATTTCTCTGTTGATTTAGTAGAATTATCCCATTGTGATTGTGTTAGCTTAAATTGATTATAATTCTTGTTCATTTCTATATTTATATCTTGAAGAGTTTTCTTAAAATCTTTTGCTCCTTCTTCTGTAAATATAAGCCCTACTCTTTTTAAATCATTACTTCCCACTTTGTTTCACCTCTTTTTTAAGCATAATAAAAACACCAGTTGTAAAACTGATGCTTACTTATAATTAAAATACCTACATAAGTAAATATTTTTTATTATTTTAAATTAAAGTTTTCTTTTTTTATTACCACAACATCATTATAATAATACCCATTTGAATAATCAGCTTGTAATGTAATTATTGCATATCCACCTTTTTCTCCATAGTATTTATATACGTAAGTATACTTATTATCTTTTTTAAAATTTTCTATTTCTTCCACGCATTTATCATAAACCTCGTCTTCATTCCATTCATCATTTTTATCTATAATACTATTTAGTTCAAAATTAGTCGTTTGTCCTACTATTATCTCATTAAATTCTTCTTTACTTATTCCAGCGCTTCCTACACCATCATTGCTACTATTTAATAAGATTACTGTAAATATAATTAAGGCTAATATCAAAACAATTACTAACCAAAACCACCATTTTTTAATTAATTCTTTCATCGACTCCCTCCCTTGAGAATATTTTACATTATTCTACAAAATATCACAAGAAAAATGTGTCGCAATTTTCGACATTTTCCTACAAACGATGTTTAGAATTATTTATATTACTTGTTTTAGAAACTTCTGGTGTGTTTTTTATCACAAAATCAACTATTGGTTCTACATCTTCTAATTTCACAAGTCTCACCGCTTGTCTATATGTTAATGGTTCATCATAATTAGATGCTATAATTGAATATAAAATATGATTTGTCGCATACATTGATTTTGTATAACCATTTTTATCTTTATTACCTTGTGCATCTTTTTTTAATTGTTCAATTCCACCTTCATAATCTTCGATATATTCTAATAAAAGTGGTGTTACTTCTAAAGTTAGTTTTTCTCCATTTTTTAATTCTATTTCCATATTTTTCTCCTATATTCTTATATTAAATAATTTTAGAAAAGGCTCTAAATCAATTTTAGAGCCTTGTTTTTTCTAAGTTCCTGGTGTAATTGCTGCAGCTAATCCTGCATCATCTAAAATTGGCTTTGCAAAGAATTTCTCTTCTGTTAATCCTTCTGGAAATTTTGACATTTCATTGTTTACATATGTTTTTTTATCTCCTAAGTCATTATATGCATAAGCTTTTATAGTTACAGTGTCATTTTGCTCTGAAAAATTCTCTTCTTTTGTTGCAATATCATCTGTATTTTCTACTAATTGGCATTTAGGGTACCAAGCTAATTCAAATTTTCCTTCTAGTTTTTTTACAACTTTTCCAAATGCGAAGAAAGGTCTTACGGCTGTTCTTCCAGAACGGTTTAATCCTGCTGTACCTATAACATCTCCTCTCATTTTTGCTAAATCTTCTGGGTCAAAAGCAACTACTTCTACTGCCATCTCTATACTTTCATTTTGATTTACAGTTGTATAGTCTTGACCCGAAGCTCTAACCACAGCTACTTCAGAGTTTTCTGTAGTTCCTATATTTTTTACCACATTACTTTTTGTAACATTCTCTTCATATGTTGTTGTGAAATTGCCAGAATCATCTGGTGTATTGAATGCATAGTATAATGCACCTACTGTTTCTTTTACCATAGGTTTTTTTGTATTAATTGCCATTTTAAAATCCTCCTTTTAATAAAAAATTACCAAGTTTTTATTCCTAACTTGGTAAGCATTTTTTTATAATACTTTTCTTTATTTCTATCCCATACTGGGAATAGATGTTCTTGAGCATTCATTTTTACAGTTCCATGCTCAAGCATTGGGCCATAATATTTACCCCATCCTGCCTCTACTTCTTTGTTTTTCTTTTTATATGCAAAACACTTAATTAAGTGTGTGTAGCCTGATTTTCTAATTTTTGAAATTGGTTTAGGAAGTTTTAATAAATCACCAACAAATTCTTTAGCACCTGTCTCTAATACATCTACTGCATTGTCTGCACCATCTATATATTTTTCCAAAATTTCGGACATTGCCTCAAATCCACTATATCCGTAAACTTCATTAGACATTTTCTAATACCTCTAGTGAGAAAAATGAATGCCAACGCCTTGTTTCTGGATCATATTCGTGCTGTATCGCAGGAAATAGCTCTATATCATTCAATAAATGTTTTAGTTCCAGAAGTTTCGTATGTCTTGGTCTGTCAGCTATTATAGAAATCTGATAAGTAACTATAGTGTTATAATCTTTTCCACTTGCTGTTTGGTCTTCCCAATAATAATCCCAAAAACAAACTCTAACTTCGTCTTCCATAATTTCATCGGTCGGCGTTCCTTCTTTTATAGGTATCTTTAACTTTTCTAGTAATTCAACTAATTCTTTTTTTGTCATAAATCTTCCTCCAATTTTACTCTTGGATATTCTTCAAGAGTTAAATCTGTCTGTTTAAATCCATCATTATTAGTAAAGTGATAGGCATTAAACACTTTGTGATATTCATTGCCTATTTTTACAACATTTAAAGAGGTTATTTCTTTCATTTGAGGTATTCTAATTTTTAAAGAGAACTTTCTTTTTCTTTCTTCGCTTTCAAAACGAAGTTTATCTGATATTGATAATTCTTCAAACCATACTTCCTTTTTCATATTTTTTAAATATTCAACAGGATAAGTATTTTGGGTTTGTTTTATAGCAAAAAGCTTAAGTTTTCCATCGTTATATGTCGGAAGGCTTGTAATATTTTGCTTGTAAGTCAGCATAATCTCCTGCGTATAACTGTTTAAATTCAGCAATTCTACCAAATCTTCTATACATCACATAATTCTTTAACAAGCCTCTTGCTGTTAAATCTGCATCATAATCAATTTTAGCTCCAGATTTACTATTAATATCAAATTCGGCTTCTTTTATTAGCTTTTCTATAACCTCATCTTCTTCATTTGGCGAAACATGTTGCTCTGATTTAATTTCCTCAATTAATTTTTCAATTTGTGTATTGTTCATTATACACCTCTCTATTCTTCTATTTTTTCAGCAGATTCCTCTTTAATTTCTTCAATTAGAATTTTGCCTATTTTATTTTTCTTAGTTGTCAATTCTTTAATTCTCTTTTGAGGTATGTCTTCAAGTTTAATATCTTCTCTAGGATAAATGTCATCCACCTCATAAATATGGTCATTGTCTTTTAGATCTTTAAATTTCTCAATTACTTTATAAGCCATTTTTTAATTCCTCCTATTTATATTCAGGAGCTTATATCTAAGCTCCTGGTGTTTCTGTTGTTTCAGTATTTGTTGTTACTGTTCCCTTTACACTTGTTTCTACAGTTCCAATAACTTTTACAGGAGCAACATATTCCTCTAATTTTGTTACATCAAAAACGAAAGCTGTGTTATCATCTGTTGCCCTACCATTTGCATATCCTTTTCCTATAACAACATCAGCATCATCTAGTGCTTTTACTTCTTCATAATTTTTTATTCCAAAGTTTGATAATCCTATTGTATATTTTTTAGGAATTACTAATGCTGCTTTTCCTTCTGGATTATTAGCAGAGCTTTTAACAACAAGGTTTTTGTATGAGCTTATCATTCTTCCTTCGGCATCATATATTGCAGGTGCAACATAATCTGCTTCATCGTTTGGATGGCAAATTAAAACTAATTTATCAAATGTCCTTTTACCATTTCTTGATAGGTATTTTTTTGCAGCTGCTAATCCTTTTGGAGTAAAGTTAGTTAATGTTGTATTAACTGTTTTATCTTTTTGTGTTTTATCTGAATTTGCTGCAGAAATTTGTTTATAAATTCCTATAGGTTGTTTAACCCCTTTCCCTTGTAAATATCCATATTCTAATCCATCATTTAAAGCTTCTTTTAGTATAGCTGTAAAATATTTATCTACAAATGGCAACGATAAGTCGCTAATTCCTTTTGGTATTACTAAATAAACTGAAAGCTTATTTACGTCCATGTTTAATGTTTCAAACTCTGCGCTTAATTCTCCAGTAATGCTGTCAGTTAATGCTCCCCAAGCATAAGTTCCACTTTTTTCTGCTACTATCCATTTTTTAACATCAGCTGGAGTGAAATTTACATCTGACAATATTCCACTATCCTTTTTTACATCTTCCATTGTTACGTCTATTATTGAAGTTGGAAGTATATCTATCTGATTGGCAGTTATTGCTTGTTTTACATCTTTTAAAGCTGTATAAAAATCTTTTTCTTCTTTTGATAATTTTCTTAAGCCTAATGTTTTTGCATAATTAGCATCGCTTTCTGCTTTGTTTGCTTGTTCTTGAATTTCTGATATTAAATCTTCATATTGAACTGACACAATTTTGTCCATAGCTTCAATAACTGCTTGTGATTTATCCTCTGTTTCTTGAAGAATTTTTAAAGCATCTTCTCTAGCTTGTTTCATTTTTGTTTCATTAATTTTCATAATTTTTTACCTACCTTTTTTTATTTTTTTGTATTAAAAAAAGATGCCCATGCATCTTCTTTAATCGGTTTTTCTTGATGTGTATCTAATAGCTCCTTTGTTTTTTCGCCTTCTTTCGTTAGGCTTTGAACTATGCTATTAGCAACATTTTCTGATATTTCTTTTATTGTTTCTTCATTAAGTTCAACTTTTTGTTTTTTATCTTGTTTCTTTATTTTATTAACAAGATTAAATATAGCTTTATTAGCATATTGATTAATGGTATTATCTTCTTCTGTTTCTATTAATTCATCTGCAAACCCTTTATCTAAACATTCTTGGGCTGTCAAATAAGTTTCATCAGACAATAATTTTTCTAGTTCTTCTTCTGCAATTTTAATTTTAGACAAATATGCTGCTTTATAAGCCTCTTTAACTTTGTCCATATCATCTGCAGTTTTTCTTAATTCTTCTGCATTTCCTAGAACACAAGTCCAGCAATTATGTATCATCATTAATGATGTTTTTGGCATATATACTTTATTCCCAGCCATAGCAATGATAGATGCTGATGAAGCAGCAATTCCATCTATATATACATTAATTTGTGATTTTAAGCTCTTTAATAAATTATAAATTGCTAAAGCTTGAAATGTTTCCCCTCCACAAGAATTTATATGAACATTTAATTCTGACATTTCTCCCAGTTCCTCAAGTTCTTTTTTAAAGCCCCAAGCCGAAACATCATTTTCAAACCATTCATAGGATGTTATATCTCCATAAATATAAACATTTGCACTATTCTCGCTTTCTTTTTCAAAACAGTAAAATTTATTCTTCACTTCCTGCACCTCCCTTCACATTTTCATAATTTTTTGTAAGGGCGTGTTCATTTGCCCAATCCTCATTTATATAAGGTAATCTTAAAAACTTATTTATTTCATTTCTGCTAAATTTATTTGCTGTCAATTTATCAATGCCAGTTCCGCAATCTAAAACATCTCTATGAGAAATTGTGCTTCTGTCAAATTTTACATATTCACCTTTTAAATAACTTTGTTTTCCTACGAGAGATATGTTGAAACTGTCTTCTATTAATTCATAATACAAATCCACTGCAAAAGTTATAAAATTATTCATGCCATTTGATTTGTCTGTAAAATCGCCAAAAAAAACATCTAATGGAATTTTCCATTTTTGAGCTACTGTTTTGCTTATTCTTATGAATGTATTTTCAAAATCTGTTAGATTTTTTTCGTTGTTTTGATTCAAATTTGTTAAATCGAACATTTCAGATAGCAATATAACTGCATCATCTTCTTTAAATAACCCATCTGTTATTCTTTCTTTATAATCTTTCAAATCTAATTGTTGTCCAGTTTCTGCATCCATTAACATTGGTTGTCCACCAGGCTTTTTCAATTTCCATTTTCCTGTATTTGCTTTTATAAAGCTACCTTGTGCTGCTTTCAGTATTTTTCCTGTATTTCGTTTAAAATCTTCACCTGCTGTTCTTAGCGAATTATTGTTTAAACAAAAGTAAATAGTGTTATCTGTTGTGTATTTCTTTGTAGCACTTATAGAATTTCCTTCTGCATCTGATATCATTATATCTGTAAATACTTTTTCCTTTAGAACTTTATCGCTAATACTAAATCCATCTGCAACATATAAATATTCATTGTTAGAGCCATTTATTAAGACAAGTGCTGAACTATTAACTAACAATTTACAAACTAATTTATATAAAAAACTTGTTCCATTTTCATTAAAATTAGGCTGTATATTTAATGTCCAATACAAATTTCCTCTGCTTTCTTCAATTTTATTTTTTTTCATTTCAAAAGTTTGTATCTCTGTTTTAGCAATAGTGCTTGCTATTAAATCTATTGCATGAGCCTCTGCTATTGTATATATATAATTTTCTAAATCGTTTTTTCCAAACAGTACATCTAATATATCTACATATTCTCCTTTGTTATTTTTAAATATTTTATCTAGAAACATTGCTTCACCACCTAAACATAAATAATTTCTTCATCTAAAAGTTCCTGAACACTCATTGCTGCCACAAAAGCCATAAAAGGATCATTTTTCCTTAATTTTGGTTCTATTTTTTCATATTTTTTGTTTCCATCTTTTCCTGTTTTTACACAAGTATTATTTATTGCCCATCTCATAATTGAGCTATTTCCTATATTTACTTTACCTTCTGCAAAAGCAACTTCAATACGAGGAGCAACTATTGCTGCAATACTTGCAGGATATCTTATCATTCTTACCAATCCATAAGGATTATCTTTTGTTTCAACTGATACTCCCATTTCTTTAAAAATTTGTTCTAATAATTTGTATCTATATGTATCTAATACAATTTTTTTAACATTATATTTACTCATTTCTGATAAAATCCACATTATCATTTCTCTTGCGTCTATACTTTCTTTGTTTGTTATTTCAAAATCATTAAATCCATCTTGTCCTATATTTTGAAAAGGGAATTTAATATCATTATAGAATTTATTTTTAGAACATATCCAAGTTCTTTGCCTCCAAATATATTCTCCATCTCTTTTAAACAGAAAACCTGCACTTGCAAAGTCATTTAATGATGCAAAGTCAATTCCTACTATTGCTGTTCTTCCTTTTATTTCTCCTGTTGGTCTTTCAATTTCTTTTTCCTCATCAATATAAGATGCTTTCAAAATTAGCTCCCACTCAACAACAGTTTCTTCATTATCTTGTTGTGGCAAATTCATCCTTTTCGAATAAAATTCTACTCTGTATGATTTTTGCTTTTGCATTTTCAAATAATCTTTAATAATTTCATTTTCTAAAATAGGCATAAATCTTAAACTAGGATTAGCTTGGACCCAAGCAGTTATATCTATATCTTCTTTCTGTCCAGTTTCTAAAAATCTTTTCATTGGTTCATCAACTGTTTTCTTGTCCCTTATTTTGTATATAATTGGTAATAATCCTAAAAAATTTTGTTCACCATTTAATACATTGTTTGCTAAAGCTATTTTTTCATCAAGTGGGCCTTCCCTTACCTGTCCATTTGTTGTAATTGTAACGGTTCTTGCATGTTTAATTTTTCCTAATCCAGAGCTATATACATTAATTTGTTTATAATCTTCATACGCATGATATTCGTTAAATATAATCATTCCTGTTTGCTTACCATCTTTTGTTTTAGCATTTGCCGTGTTGTATCTTAATGTAGAATGAGTTATTTTATTAATTACTTCTGTCTTTTTCCAATAGAAGTATTTTCTCATTGTTTTTTTATTGTCTTCTAACATGTTGTAAACAACATTAAATGAATTTAAAGCCTGTTCTTCTGACGTTGCGACAATATCAATGTGATAATTCTTAATTCCATAATAATGAGTCTGCAAAAAGTTTGCTAATGGCATTATCATTCCATCTTTTCCATTTCCTCTAGCCATTAATATTAAGATGTCTGGAAAAATAACAATATCCAAATTGTTCTTGTCATACATAAAAAATAAAGCATAAGCAAATTTTTGATAAGGAAATAATTTATAATACCATTTTTCACAATATAGTATTGCTTTTTTGAAAGTTTCTTCATCAAAAAAAACATCATCTCTCGACAATGTTGGCTTTACAATATTTTTAATTAACAATTTAATTTCATCATCTGTTTCATTTGGATTATCTTCAACAAATTTTATATATTCATTTATTTCTTTACAGTAGATCATCTCCTCCACCTTCTTTCGGTGTTTGAGATGGAGCTTTTAAATCTAAATCTTGTAAAATTTTTAGTTGCTGGCCATTTACTTTCAGAATATCTAAAACATTATCATTTTTCTTCTCAGTTACGAATCCATTTCCAGTCATAACCTCTATTCGGAGCCCATTCTTATTAATATCTGCTTGCATTTTTCTTTTTAACTTCTCAAAGTTTATGTAGTCCTCAACCAAACTTTCAAAATGTTTTCCAAATTTGTTTTGTTCTATTAATTGATTTAATAAATCTTCTCTTATTTGTTTTATTTCATCATTTTCCTTAGTGTTCGCCATATTATACCCCCTTTCACGTGATATAATTTAAAAAATTAAACAGTTTTGACCACACACCCGCTCTCCTTAAGCTCGTTTTAGTCCGAGATTTTGACGGGGGTGTTCCGCTTCTAAATTTCTTTATATTTATATTCTATCTTTGATTGTATTGGTTTCCCATCTGTATATTGGGTTGTTGATATAATTTCTGTTATATCCTTATCCATCATTTCATCTTCTATTGTATCTAATGTTACTTCTTCACTTTGTATTGTTATTTTACTTAGTTCATCTATTATTCTATTTTGTTCTTTTATTCTATCTCTATACTGTTCTATTTCTTCTGCTAAATATTCTATTATTTCTCTATCACTCATATCAAATACATTTCTAAATTTGGTAATTCTTCTTCTAGTTTCTTTATATCTATTCTGTTCTATCTTAATGTTTTTATTTGTTTCCATTATCTTTCCTCCTCTTTTTCATTTATACTTAAACATAATAATCCATCTATTATTTCTATCTTGTAAGTATGGTCTAAGTGTTGTATTTGTTTTCCTTGTGTAAATGTATTGTCAAATAATCCTAAACTTTGTAATATCATATTACATTCTTTTTGAGGTATATTAGATAATAACATTATTGTATTTTGCATAACTGTTATAACTTTAATTACATGACTTATTTGTGCATCAACTTTAAAACTATTTCTTGCCAGGCAATTAAAGAATATTTTCATTGCTACTACTATTTCTTCATCATCTAATAAATAACTTGCAGATATTCCGTTGCCAAAGCTAATTACTCCAGCTCTTTCTTTATTGCCATTTATGTCTGTTGCTTCGGTTTCTTCTTTTAGTTCCGCTTCTATTTCATTAATCTTATATGCCTGCATTAAATGTTCTAGCTTCATAGTTACCACCTTTCTTGCGTAATTCTTTTTCTTTTTTTATATTTAAATCTATTTCTATCTTCTATAATCTCATGTGCTTCAAAACTTAAACTTACCATATTATTAATATCTAATGCTAAATCAGGTCTTTGTTTTATTGGTATAATGTGATGTACTATTTCAGCATCCATTATTTTTATTTTATTTGGGAAATGTTTACCATCATTCCATTTACCTAAAAAAAATTGACATTTCCCTTTATCTCTTGCTAAAACTTTTTCTCTCGCTATATCAAAGTCTGTAGAATTATAAAACTTATCTGTATTTCCTCTTGCTATTTCAAATTCCCAATTATAAGATTTCCTTTTTTTTCTTCTTTTTTTCATTTTTCTTCTTAAAACACTTATTGTAAAATCTGCACGTCTTGCATTGTGTCTTTATACACCTTCCCAAATTCATTACTTCTCCATTAAAAAAGAGCCTTGCGTTCGCCGCAAAACTCTTGCAAAAGTTTATATTTATTTTTCTTGATATTAATATTATAACACGTTTTTTTAACAAAAAAGGTCAAAAAAGGGTCATTTTTTTATAATAAAAAAAAGAGAGTAGGTTTCTTTATTTTCCCCACTCTCAGTCTCTATTATAGAAATAATAGATACGTGCTATTTATATTATAACAAATATTTTTATATTAATCAAGTTCTTCTATCTTTATTTTCAAAGCTTCTTGTAACACTTGTGAAAAGTTTATATTTTTCTTTTCCGCTTCAACGTTTAGCCACTCTGGAATACTTAATGTCTTTTTTACTGCTTTATTGCTATGTTTTTTATAATATTCTTCCATATCTATATCTATTAATGCTATAAATTCATCTTCATTTTAGAAAGGAGTGCATGCCCAAAAATAAAATACTATGTATATGGAAGGGCTTATTTCAGCCCTGTCCTTTTCAAGATTGTATTTACTGTTCCGATTGGTATATCTTTTCTATGTACTGGTATTATTTCAACTGTCAATAGTTTTATTAAAATTTTTTTTAAAAACTTACAACCATTATGGCTGTAAGTTTGGTGTTACTTTTTTAATTCTTCGTGTACCGTATAAATTAGTTTTCTCTTTCTTCTCTTATATGTCTCTAAGCTTATGTGTAACTTATCTATAACATTCCATTTATTATCATTTCCGCTTCACAAACTCTTCCTCAAAAATCTTATTTGCTAAATTATCAACAAGTTGTAATGATTGTACCACTGCTTTATATTCTTTTGTGCATTTCTGTAATTTTTTATCTTCTTGTAAAAGTATCACACTGTTTAATACCTTGTCTGTTACTTTATATGGTGCTTTTGGCATGCCATCGAGTACTGATGAATTTAGTCCCATTATATCCAATTTAATATTCATTATTGTTATGCAATTGTAATTGTATCTTTTTAAACAACTCTTTGCTTCTCTGTAATCTTCTTTACTTAATTTCATTTGTACCTCCTCATATTAATTTTCTAAGATCTTCTTTTCGTAGTGCTATAAAGAAATTTCCTAAATTGAAACTTATTACCTCGTCTTCGTCTATAACACTGAATTTCTTCTTTATTACAGTATCATTCTTAATTATTACCATTTCTATTGTATCTTCTGTTCCCATAGATTAACCTCCATTTATTTGATTTCTTTTGCTCTATTTTCAAAATATAGTATTTACATCAGATTTAACTTGTTTTTTAGTTCTTTATTTTCTTTCTCTAATTTCTCAAATATACTTTCGTAAACTTCTTCATTATGTACTTGTGTCTCTATTACACATTCTTGTCCTTTTATTTTGTATTTCAATTCTTCATTTTCTTTTTGCAGTTTAAAATAATCTTCATTATAAACTAAATGTCCATTTCCACCTTCAATTAATTCAATTGCTCTATTTTTGTCTATTTCATCAAAATTATTGTTTTCTATTCTTTCATATAATTTCATTGTTATTCCTCACTTTCCAGTAATTTTTGTAATCTATTTTTTATATCTAAAGATTTTGTGTTCATTGCTCTTAATCTTACTATTTGATAATCATTTTTTCGATAACTTGCATTGATATTTGTATTTTTTGATATTATTTCTTTAGTCTTTTTTATATCATAATCAATTCTGTCTATTATATCTTTTAATTTTGATTTTGGAATATAATCGTTTCTTAAAATCTTATCTAGCATTTCTGGAGTACATATTTTGCCAACTGTATGTTCAAAATACCAATTTCTAGCATATATCAATTTTTTATTTTCATTTAATAGGCTTTTATACTTGCATTCATTTTCATCTAATTCTGTTAACATTACACTATATTCTTTTTCTAATTTATCTGCTCTTGCTTTTTCTTTTAAATAATTATTTACTATATTTTTAATGCTTTGTATTTCTTTTTTATAATATTGTATATCTTCATCATTGTCATTTTTTACTTTCATTTGACTATATATTGCATTAATACAATCTTCATCTCCTTTTATTATTCCTTCTAATATTTTCATATCTTCTTCTATACTATTTCCTATGCTACCGACATCTATGTCGCTACCATCTAATAATTCTTGTAAGGCTCTTTTTTGATTCAATAAGCATAACTTGTCTTTTTCAACTGCTTTTTTGTATGCTTTGTCATCATCGTCTATATATATACATTCTGATATTACTATATCCAATATATCTATTTTATTTTCTATTTTATTTATTACATTATAGTAATCTTTTTTTAATTCTTCATTCTCTTCTTGTAATTGTTTTATGGTTCTTCTAGTTAATGTATTATCTCCTGCTAATTCTTCAAGATATGCTTGTGCTTCCTTATCCAAGTTTCTACATCTGTTCTTTAATTCTTTATTTTCTTTTAATAAACAATCCACTATTTCAAAGAAAAAATCAGGTTCTATTGTGTTTATTATATCCCTATTTTTTTTTAATTCTTCATATGATTTTAATACTTCTTCGTTCATTTATTCCTCACTTTCTAATAATTCTTGTAAAACTTGTACTTTAGCATCGCAAGCTAATCCTACATCATGTAAATCTTTATCAGTTCTATTTGTTTCTAAAAATTTTTCATAAAATTCATCGCTTAATTTTTGGTATTTTTTTATAAAATCTTCTATGCTTTGAACTGGAATATAATTTTTATATTTTATAAAGTTTGTGCTTTCAATCTCATTAACTGTTTTTTCTTTCACTATGTATCAATCCCTTCCAAATCATAGATTCTATCTCTTTGCATACTTCTTAACATTGATGATAATATTACTTCTTTATCTGCTTTAAGTTCTTGTTTTGCTGCTGTTTTTATGCAATATAATTCTTTCAATCCATCTACTGGTTCCGTCCAATAGCTCGTTTTCTTGATTCCCCAAATGTCTATTTCTTCTTTTTCTTTTCGTTCCAGCCTATCTATTGCTACTAAAACTCCTATTTTTGGTGGTATTTCATCTTCTACCTCTTTATACAATTTATATGGCATTACGAAGTAATTTTTATTTCCTATAAATGTTAGCTTATTTTTGCTACGAAAGTCTTGCTTTGATTGTTTTATCTCATAGCAGTAAGTTTCTCTTTGACAGTTATACATTATACAATCTACTATTTCTTTTCCATACCACCCAATAGTACATTCAAAAACATAAAAATCATTTCTTTTATTAAAACGGTTTGCTAATAATTGTTCTAGTCTTTTTGTAGTTTCTGTTTTCATCTCTTATTTACTCCTCTCCAACTCTGTTAAAACTCTATCAATAGCATAGCAATAAGGATAATTTCTATTGCCCATGCCTTTTAAAATATTTGACCAGTCTTTTAATATTTTTTTGTTATATTCTAAATCATCATTGTATTGTTTATGTTCTATATAATACTTATACCAATATTCACTTTTTTCTGTTGAAGTCATAGTTTTATCTAATATTTCAGTTATAGCTTCTTTTAATTTTCTATTTTCATTATCTAGTTCGTGATTTGTTGTCATAACCCAACAATTTTGTAAAGTATTTTTTGTTTCTTTAGATATTTCCTCTTTACTCATATCTTATTTACTCCTCTCCTAAAACCACTTCTGCTCTAATGAATTTTACAGTTGCATAATAACTTGATAGGCTTTTCTCTTCTTTAGAACTTTCTAATAGTTTTTCAATTTTTTCTATATTCTCTTTTGTGGGCCCTGTATCCGTAATAAATGATATTTCTACATTTACTCCCACATCACTTATTCCGTAAACCGCAACTTCTCATAAAATTACTATATAATCTATTACATTGTAAGGCTAATAAAAAGTACTTATATTTCATATCTTATTCACTCCTTTACTACTAAATCTATTTCTTTCCACATTTCAAATAAATATTGTTTAGCTTTTTGTAAATGCTCATTTATTTCTTTTAAATCACTTTCTTTAATGTTGTATATTACAACATGCCATTGTTCACTCCCATGTCTTTGTAACGCATGATGTAATTTTAAAGTATAACTATCTAATTTATTGCCTAAATCATCTTCCTTCTGTTCTAAATCAAATCTAAATAATAAATTACAATCAAAATCATAGTCTAAACCACACTTTTCTTTAAATTCTTCCCACGAATTACATTCCATAGTTCTTTTAGTCTCCCAACATTCACAATAGTAACTATGATTTGTTTCTTCTAGTTTTAACATATCTATTCTCCTCCTAATAACTCTGGATTATCAAATTTATTTCCAAGTTTTTCTATGCTTTCTTTGTAATCTCCTAACGGTTCACATTCATCTGCAATAGATTTTGTATTAACTACTATATATTCAGCACATACTTCTGAATATTTGACTATAGCTTTTATATCATTTATTCTATCTATTAAAACTATATCTCCGTTCATATATTTCTTTTTTTGCGTTATCATATAGTCCTGTAAACTGACCTATTGTTTCTGGGTCTACTAACACTTCTCCTATGTATGGTATATTTATCCAGACTCTATCTGCATCATAAGTGATACCACCATATACCCAGTCGCCTTCTTTTATATTGCCTATATTTATTAGACTCTTTCCTCTAAATTTTATAACTCTGTTCATCATCTTCATCTCCATTTTTTTTGAACTTATCTTTAGCTTTTTGTGTTAAAACATAAACCTTACAAAATAGATAAGGATTAGATTCAGTATACAACCCATTATCATATTCCTCAAAAGCAATTGGAACTTCCTCTAATTTTAAGTATCCTTCTTCTGCTAATTGTTTATAAGCTTTTCTTATCTGATATGTAGAGGTTTCCATTCTATCTGCTAAAAAATCAACTGATAATCCATCTACAAAACGACCTGCTTCCCAGAATTTAGTTTGTAAATCATAAAACATTTTAAGGACATCATCTTTAGATACTTTTTTATGTTTATTCATTTTCTCCTCTTCTCCTCCTACTTTTTTTAATTCTTTAATTGTTTTTAATCTAAAATCATCTATTCTCTTGCTTATTTTACTTAAATTAATTATTCTTGTTTTTCCAAAAATTCGTGCTAACAAATTCTGTTGTTTTTTAGTTATAAATACAATAAATTCAAGTATTTCATCGTATATAATAGCTATTCCTCGTAACATCAAATAAGGTAAATTTAAAATAATTTCTAAAATATAAAACATTTCGTATAATATTACATTTTTCAGTCCTATTTTTTTTATACATTCTTTATATTTCATCTTCTCCTCCTACTTTATAGCAATTAGCCTCAAACTGTTCTTTTGTTAGTATTGTTTCTATATCCCAATTTAACAAAGCAAAATTAACTTTTGTATATTTGCCTTCAACAAGAATACTTTTTTCTTTATTGCCATTTACACATTCATACCCAAATCCAACGACAATACAACTATTTATTATATCTCCAACTTCTATCAAGTCTATTAGTTGTTTGCTGTGTTTTACTATGTCTTTTTCGTTATAATAATTATATTTACAAGAAATATGTTTTTCACTGCAATTTGAATTGTTGCACTTTCCATTATATTCAATTATTGCTTTATCAATAATTCCATCTTTTGTTCTCACATATTCGTTTACTTCTATCATCTCTTATGTTCCTTTCATTTGATTATTCTTAATTCCAAATCTGGATAAACTTTTTCAAATATTTTATGTTTTAATTTGAATACATCTGTCTGTATTCCTTTTACATCTTCTACTATTGTTTTACCGTTTTCTATGTACTTAAAATCGGCAACATATTCTATCTTTCTAAATGTCCTTCCATTTTTCTTAAAACTATCTTGTAGCAAAAATCTTGGCTGTAATTCTAAGTTGCTTATTTCTCCTGCTTTTAGTAATAGTTTTAGTTCTTTGTATCTTCTACTTTCTTGAATACTATCAAAGATGTAGTCATCTACTATTACTTTTTTATTTCTGTATTTGTTCACTTTTCTTTAGCTCCTTTTCTATGTAATTTTCACATCTCCAAACTCCGTTTGAAGTTTTCTAATTCAAGTCTATTACAGCCTCTACATTTTACACATTTGCCGTTCTAACGGTGGATAATTATATTTCATAAGCTAGGCCTCCTATTTTCTTAATTGATAGCAAGCTTCTTTAACTTCTTTAAATATTTCTTTTGTTGTCCATTTCTTTCCACCTGTTCTTAAATGTAAAGGCAACATTTCTTCAAATCCTGTATAATCACCATAATGAGCATAATCCCATCCAATAAAACAACCTTCTATTTTTTCATTTTCAGATACATATAAACCTTCTTCAGAATAATATGTAATTCCTCCATTTACTTCTATATCATTAATTCTGTCTCTATACTCTTTTGGTATTTTTATATATGCTGTTGGATGTGTTCCTAAATTTAAAATATAATACAATAATCCTAAACAATATCCAGTTGCTAAAACTTCTATTTTTCTATCTTTACAATATTTCATTTCTTTCATAACTGCCTCCTAATCTATTCTTGGTATATGTTGATAATTTAAAGCTTCAAAACCTGCCTGTGTTCTTTCATATACTGCTACTGTTTTACCTGTATATTCACATTTCTTTTTATCTACTGCTTTTACATATCCCATCTTTTCTAATTCTGTTAATCTTGGTGCCGTATAATTTCTTTCTGTGCTTGGTATAAATCCTAAATCAAATAATTCTACTGCTAATTCTTTTGCCGTTTTAGGCTTGTTTAATCTATTTAAGATTTGTATATATCTTATTTTTGTTTTATCTTGTATGTCATTAAAACTCATTTGCCTTGTAATCTGTGTTAAGCTATTTCCCATTTATAACCACCTGCACTTCCTCTCTTTCCTTTAATACAATTGCTTATTAAACTTTTATATGTTCCAGTATTTAAGCTGGCTTCTGTCATACTTGACCAAGTTTTAATATATTTTCCTGCTAAACTATACTGCTTTACAGAAATTTTGTTTTTTTCTATTGCTTTTTTTATATTTTTTCTCCCTGTTTTTCTGCCATTTATTCTTCCATATTTTATTCCTAATTCAATACTATGTTCTTTCATTTTTATTGTTTGTATTTGTAATTTATTTTTATATGCATGAATTTGATTTTCACTTCTTGTACACCATTCTAAATTACTAATACAGTTGTTTGATTTATTCCCATCTATATGATTTACTTCTTTTTTATTTTGTGGATTTTCTATAAATGTTTTTGCTATTAATCTATGTACTCTATATGTTTTTCTCTTTTTATTTTTTGATAAACTTATTATTTGATATCCTTGTTTATCACTTGCTTTTTTCATTATTATTTCATTGTAGCATTTATTTTTACTGTAATATCTTAATCTTTTTATATTTCCCATATTGCTTATTTGATATATTCCTTCATATCCGTTTAATATCTTTCCATTCTTCTTTTATCCTTGTTTCTGTTGTAATCATTTGTTTATCACTCTCCTATCTGTTCTACACTCATTCTATCTGCAAGTTGTTTTGTAAAATCTTGCATTTGTTGGGGTAATAGTTTTTGTCCTCTTTCTCTGTTTATCAATACTTCATATTGTTTTAAAAACTGCCCTTTTGTAACTGTGTTTATTGTTTCCATGTCTACCATTGCTAATTGTTTTACTTGATTTACACTTCCAAAAAATCTCTTAACTTCTGGGCTATAATTATTAAATTGTTCCTCGGTCATATAAAGGCCATTGCTTATCATTCCAATTACTTCGTTCCATGCCTCTATTCCTGTTTTCTTTGTTGTTGGATTGATTAACTCTATTGCATTTTTTCTTACTTCATGTATTGTTGGTGGGTAAGGGCTTTCTATTATTGTTTTCTTTACTGCTTGTAAAACTAAGTTATAATCTAAATCCCCTAAACACTCTTGCCATGTATTTAACATCATCTCTCTTTGTGTTTGTGATTTATTTGCAATATCTTCATAATTACCAGCCAAAAGTGTTATTATTTGCACCATTTCGCTCTTCTTCATCTTTTGCCTCCTTCCATAAATCTATAAATCCGTCCATTTTGTCCTTTTTTTTGTTATTATATTTTCCCTCCAGTATGGAGACTGCCTTATCTGGTCTTATCATAAAGTCGAAATCTGCTTTCCAGTTTCTATCGTTGTCTCCTATGAGAAAATCTGTATTATTGGCTAGTATGCAAACTTCTATAAATTGCTGTGGTGTAATTTCTTTTAGCAGCTTATTTATCGCTATTTTTCGTTTAGCAGTGAGTTTTTGAACTCGAGGAAGGTTTGGGCAATAGGAATTGTAAATTCCTATAATGTTATTATATTTATCTTTTACTTCTACTTTTTCATCTTCATTTACATCTACTTTTACATTATCATTTACTTCTTCATTTACATTATCAGTTATTTTTGTTATACCGTGTTATATCATTTATAACGTTGTTATTTTTGTTATCTTCTGCTATAACTTCGCTATTTTTGTTATTCCATCTATTAGCCATACCTTTCTTGCCTGCTTCACTTCTTTTATTCTTTGTGCCTTCCCATTTATCTCTGTCTCTATCTAATTGTGTTCTGATAAAAGAGAAAGCCATTTTTAGCATTCCACTTAATTCTGTTATTTTTCCAGTTTCTTCATACAACATAATTGCCCTTAATAATTGTCCTAATTCTTCGTCTGTTAGCAATTCAAATTGTTCTTTATAATCTAAGTAAATTAAAAAACTGCTTTTCATACTTTCTCCTTTCGTAAAATAAAGGGCTAAAACTTATGTCTAGCCCTTGTTGCTCTTAATCTATAATCATTAATCTTGTTTCTAGGTCTGTAGGTATATTGCCCTCAAAAACGAAACTATTCTTTAGTATATATTCGTTATATGTATTTGCTGTTTTATTTGCTCTCATCTTTGCTTGCTCTGCCCAACTTTGTTTTTCATCGCTTGTACTATTTTTATATTGTTCATATGTTGCCCTATCTGTCTTATAGCTTGCAATCATACTTCTGCAAGTATCTTCTACCTTTTTTATGGTGTCATAACTTGTTCTATCTCCTATTTTTCTATCTATATAATCTACTTTGTTTGTAAACCAAGTATTAAACCAACCACCAAATACTCCTATAACTGTTAATATAATAATTAATATTATTATTCCTATTGTTATTAAAAAACCTTTCATTATTGAGCCTCCTTATATGTTACTACTG